GCCATCTATCGGATAATGTTCTAAGACGTCTTAAAAGATGGATCAAACAGAGCTGCATAAGCAGTTCATGCATCTAACGAAGCACCAAGAGCAAGCCCTCGGCCTTCATTAGATACATAAGATCCATTATTAATAGAGTTAAGATCATTCAGAGCCACTGCCATTGTCGATTTCAAAGCAATATGTAGAGAAGAATTGGAAGTATAAGTACTTTCGGTTGTAGAACTACCGTAATAAATATCATCCTCCTTTCCAACTGCCTTTAGTCCCTTCATAGTTATCTCTCCGATCTTTAATAAATAAAGAATTTTGTTTCTTTCCTTATCAAAGATTGAATCGATATCTAATTGACATAAGTTATCAGCAACCTCGGCGATTGGAATGCTATCACTAGCATCCCAAGCTTCAGCCACAGATAACAATCTGTCAATATGGTTTTTAATACCAATGAAGACTGGAGTAGCAGCAATGTCATTTAAATCATCAATCTTATAGATTCCTTTATGAGAATCTATCTTACTGATAATTTGAAGAACAGAAGCTGCTCCACCAGAAACAACTTTTCCTAAGCCTAGTCCGAGGACCCTAGATAATTCATCTAGGACTACCCCGGGACCAGGTACCTGATAGTTCTCATTTGAAGATGTAGCCATGGCAAGAATTCTACGAATTCTGTCATAGGTTGCATTCCCAAATGATACATCAAGTCCAAAGGAAAACATCTCTAATCTAGGAACAAATGATAAGTTTAAAATAACTTTATTAAGTTTGGTAATCTTACGATCACCTTTCTTAATAACTTTAGATTTAACAATCATAAGTCCAGAATAGAGATCTCTTACAAAAGAAACTAAGCCTTTACCATAAACATAACTATTACCTTTAATTTTGAAGAAATCAAAGAGAATAGTAAATGTTATGAAAGGATTGAGTATATTTTTACACAATCCTCTCATTGGAAGACCAGTGATTTCAACACCATGGTGAAATCATCTCTTAGCAAACTCATATGTATCAACTGATACATGTGTTTTGTTAAGGGAGATTTCAACTCCTAACTTAGTCATTACCTCAATGTATTTCTTAGCGACAGCATCGTTTTTAATAACAATGTCGTCTCCAAGAATAATATATTGGTCAAAATTATGTAAATTACATAATTCTGCACAATAGAAAACAATGAGATGATGAGTAAGAGTAAAAGCGGCTCACGAAGAGTAAGCACCCATAGGTTGACCAACAGCATATCTGACAGTTTCACGCGAAACATCAGGTATACTATTATCAACCGGTTTGGCGAATTCCCTATTTGTAAGTAGATTCTCCCATGCATCTGCAAAGACAGAATCCTCAAAAATATTTTCAAGGAGTCTTCTCTGTAAATGAACAGGAAATCTATCAGTAGCAGCAGATAAATCGAGCGAGTGAAAACGCTCTGAATTCTTAATCCAAGGCCCTTTAGGGTCTTGAGTGAAAGTCCTATCCATTGGTATAGTTCTCAACAAAGAGAGAAGTATAGAATGGATAGGTTTTAAAAATAATTGGGATGTATAATCTAACATCGCAATTATTCTTAATTTACACTCTGGATCCGATATAAATGCCAATTCTCCGGAATATCCGGAAACATTCTTTTTACATAAAGGATGTTCTGAATCAGAATCTGATTTAGGTAGACATTTATTAAAGGACCATGTATAGAATTTAGAAAAGAAATCTCTCCCTGAATCTGAAGTAAGCTGAAAAATTCAATGCATCTGAGGATAACTTAAGAGTAAAACACTCACCACCGAGGTAAGGCTTGCTTTACCTGTTGGAGAACCTTTTACACTTAAGAAAACATCAGAAATTGAAAATTCCGGTTTACCTCTCTTCAGATTATATTTTCGAATGAAACGTCTAATCACTCCATAAGGTATGGTATACCTTATAGAAGGACCAGGTCTTTCAATCGTAGTATAATCGGGATTGATTTCCTCTCCTTTTCTTAATTCCAATGTTCGAGAAAGGCCTATTATGGTAAGTAGTAACTTTTTACCTAATAATCCTTGATCTAACAATGGTTTCAAGAAAAGAAGTCGTTTTGGCCAACCTGATTTATCTACACCTACTCCACAATTATTAACATACAATGGTTCACCACAAAGGTAACGAGTTATATGTAATCGCATTGTTTTTAACGCTTTTACAGTATAAACCGTTCCATTGGAGCGAATCATAGATGTCATAACTATGAAGTAGGACTTTATGATCTTATCTGTATCAAAACCTTTAAACATCATCCGACAAATTTTTGTTGTGATTTTGAATAAATTTTGATTCATAAGATTTTAAATTACAAATATAATTCAGTCTTACTATTCTATATTAGGCAACAACCAGTTCGGCTTTGAAACCAGAGACTTTGTCTCCGCCTTCTCAGCACTTACGAACCTCCTTACGGGTAACCAAAGGGAGTCTAATTAAAGATCCTATCTTTGGTTAGTTGTTACAGATGTCAAATATAGGTAAGAGAGAATTATCTTCACTCTGACCTTGAGTCCACCTTTTACAATGGAAGGTCAAGAAATTACCAGTCCCCGTAGGTAGGGACTTAGTGGCATATAAAGAACAAAATCTTTATATGGGGGTAATACCCAGTAACTCCC